CCGTTTCGCTGTCTACGTACTGCTCAATTTCTCCCGACTGGGCCACCCAGAAATGGGCGGACACGTCGCCGTGTTCAAACGTGGACCACACCGAGCCGTCCATGACGGCGTGGTGGAGCAACAGCCCCAGATTGGCGGACATGCGCCCGCCCTGGTTCCCACTGATCGGGCGCCACGTGGCGCAATCGAACCGCGCCACCTACGCGTCACCCCCTTCGCTGTCGGCGTCGCCGTCTTCGGGCTCGGGGTCGGGCGCCGGCGCCGGCGGGGGCTCGGGGTTCGGTGTGGTGTCGGTCATTTGTCTTCCCTTCGTATGTTTGCCCCGGTACCTAGTGCCAGGGCGAAGTTTCCAGGGCCTTAGAACGAATCGACTAGCAGGGGTTTTCGTCAGGTGGGCCCACCCGTCCCCGGGAGCCGGTTTCCCTCCGCGTCATAGAACAGGCCCACCATCCTGGGATATTCGGCCTGGGTGGCGGACAACAGATCACCGTCCGAAATGGCGGACTGATCAATGGTCCCGTCCCCGTTGTCCGCCGATTCGTCAAACCCCGGCGTGGCGATCAGTAGCCGGCTGTATGACTGGCCCGTCACCGGGTCACCCTGGAGTAGGGACATAGCCAGCGCCACCCAGTCCGGGCGCTGATCGTCCAGAAAAACTAGGGCCTGTTCGGTGACCACGGCCCGACAGCGCGCCCCAAATGTCGGGTCAGTCTCCAGCTGGCTACGGACTAGATACGTCATGCGATCCCCTTTCTAAGCGGACAACAGCGCGGCGGATAGAAACGTCAGCTGTTTGCTGGGGTAGGTTCCGGCCAAAACCGGGGGCTGGCCCACCACACCGAACCAATCCCCGGCGGCCGCCACCACCGTGTCAGTCAATGCCACCCGGGGCACGGTGGTGGTGTAGCTGGCGGTGCTGAACCATGACAGGTCCGAACCGTTTTTTTGTAGGTTGCAGTTGTACAGACCAGCTGGGACGCCACTACTTCCGCCCTGTTGCCAGGTGACTAGCGCGGTGAGCAGATAGACCCCGGCCACCGGCGCGATCAAACCGTCCTGAGCAAACCCCGCCGTGTTATGCGCCAACATCCCGCCCCGCAGGTAATCGGTGACCTGGAACCCAATTGGGCCCGCGGTGTTCGGTTGCATAACCGTTTGGGAATTGGCCCAAAGACGGCCGGCCGCCATGGTGGGCACGGTCAGACCCGCGCCCCGCCGGTCGGTGATGTTGGCCGCGGTCACGGCGGCCGAGCCCCCGGCGACATAGACCTGGGCCAGCGCCACCGACTGGGCGGGGACGGCCGGCGCCACCGGGCTGGACGCTTGGGCCCCGTTCACCTTCGCGAACACGAAATCTTCGTTAGCCCCGCCCCAGTCGGCCGAGCGGGCCGTACACACCACCAGGTCTATGCGGTTCGTCCCCGATGGCGGGGCCGGGTCCAGCGTCACTGTCTCCACCGCGGTGGACGTGCATAGGACGGACTGCAACAGGCCCACCGGGACGGCCACTTGGCCCGCGGCGATGTTCAGCACCATGGCGGATTGGGGGGACACCGCGCACCCGGACACGGCCGAGCTGGGCCACAGCGCGGCCATCAGTCCGCGGTCCGCGTCGGCCGGGTAGCTTCCACCCTGTAGCCACTTCGGGGTCAGTCGGGCCACTTCGTCACCTCCGCGCTAGCGCGTTCACGTCTTGGCCAATGGCCTGGAACATGGCGGACAGGCTGACGGCGGGCCGGCCCACCGTTAGCGTCACGTCTTCCCCGCTGAAATCGTCCCCCACGTCCCAGGTGATCCCGAGCACCCGCACGGTGGTGGACACCGACAGCCGGCCCACCTGGAGCACCAGCCCCACGGTGTCCCCCATGTTCGGCGTCCCGGGGACCACCGCGCCCGGGGACATCGTGAGGGAATAGGAAGGGGACAACAGGGACGACAGGGCCAGGTCCCCGTGGGCTTTTTGGGACAGCGTGTTCGGGTCCGACACGTCCGATTCGTTAGAACCGTTCTCCCACAGTCCCCACGGGGCGGTGGTCACGTTGTTGGCGTCGGGGCCCCACGCTTCGCTGTACAGCTGGGGCGCGCCCACGGTGCTGTCCCCCTGTCCGATCACCCTTTGGTAGTTCGCGAAATCGGTGCTGTTTGCGCTCCTGGTGAACCCGGCCACGGTGGAGCCGTAGTGGCACACGAAATCCCCCCGGGTCACTCCCTGGGCCCCGTAGAAAACGCGGAGCCGGTCCGCCCCGGTAGTGCTCGGCTGAACGTCGAAATCGAACCCGCCGATGACGGCGGCCAGGTTGGCGATCAGGTCCCCGATCACCGAGCCCCCGGTATAGGTGCGGTCGCGCAACACCCCGGACTTGGCCCGGGTGGTCCCGTCCGGGTTCACCAGCGCTGTCACGATCGGAAGACTGGAGCCGGGGACGAACGACGTTCCCCCACCGGCGCCCAGGTTGATAGCCAGCCATAACAGATTGGTAACGATGTCGTCCTGGTCCCACTGGGAATACACCAGATCATTGGGGCTGGTGAGAATGCGCCGGCCCAACATGGACAGGTAATCGTGGGCGGTGAAGTTGACGCTGTAGTCCTGGGCCGTCACCTGGTCTTCGGACTGGGCCACGATGAACCGGCCCATCAGGGCCCCGTCCCGCCACAACAGCACATCCGTGGACAGCTCGGCCACGTAGGCACAGGACGGGTCCCGGCCGTCCATGGTCCACGTCAGCGTGGCGCTGGCGTTCCACTTCGTTTCCAGCTTGACGCTTCGCACCTCCACCAGCTCCGCTATCCCGGTTTGACGCGGGGTCGCGCCGGCCGTGTAGTCGCGGTGGTGCACGGTCAGCCGCCACGTGCTCACGTGAGAAACCCGTCTTGCCAGGTGGCCACCACCTGGGTTACCTGGGACGTGCTGGTGCCGGTCATGGTCAGGGCGGTGGAACCGGGGGCCACCGGCAGCGCCGGCCAGACACTTTGTTGCCAGTCAATGGACGACATGACCGACAGCCCGGTGTCCGTGTAGGCGGTTTTCGCCGCGGTGTCCACGTCCACCCAGTGGCCCGGATCAATGCGGAACCCGGCCACGAACACCACCCAATAATCCGTGACGAACCCGGGCCCGGTGGCCTGTAGGTGGACCACCGGCGTGGTCACCGGGCCGTAGATGCGGAGCAACGGGCGCACCGGGGCCACGTCCCCGTTACTTTGAATCGTCCCGGTGGTGGGGGACATCCCACCGGCGGGATAGGTGCGATTGAACGTCAGCGGGTAGACGCGGCCCGCCGCCGCGCCGGTGCCGGCGAACGCGGTGGCGGTTCGGACCACCGGGTCATACATGATCGGGTCCGGGGCCACCCAGGACAGCTGTATGTCTCGGGATGCGGACCCGCTGATGGGCCAGCTGTAGCCGGCGGCCCGCACTGTTAGCACCCGCTCCGGTGTCCCCGGGCGGTCCAACACGTAGTGAAGCTGGGGCCGCACGCTGGGCAACATGAACGGGGCGAACAGGGTGGCGATCTGGTCGGCCGTCATCGCGTGCCCGGACTGTCCGGTCAGGTTGGCGGACACGGCCCGGGATGCGAACAGGGCGGTACGGTCAATCGTCCCGTCAAGTGGCGCCGGCCGGTTCTCCACCACCTCGCGGAGCTCGGGGAACCCTAGGTCCAGGGTGGTGCAGTAGTACCCCGCGGCGTAGTCCTCCAGCTCCAGGGTGGACCCCCCCAGCGTCAGCCAAGCGCGCCGAACGCAAACCATCAGACCCCCTGGGTTTGCAGCGTCCAGGCCAGCCGCCGGCCAAACGTGGTCACGTCCACCCGCTCGGAGAAATGCGCGTGAGTGATGACCACGGCGGGCCCGGTGCGGTTCGTCACGCTGGCGGGGGCGGGGCTGATCACTTCACCGGCGTGGGCGAACACCAGTCCGCTGGCGGTCATCAGCCCGCCCTGGGCCAGCGTCGGGACGTGGGGCGGGGACCAATCGAAACCCTTACCGGCGATGTGTAGAAAATCGGTCACCGGGTTGGATGGGATGTGCACCGAAATGTTCACCGAATTGATGGCGCCGGCCACCGCGTTCCACGCGCCCTTAATGGGGCCGATGACGTTGTTACGAATCCAATTCCAGGCGGATTCAAACGGGCCGATGATGGCACCGAACACACCGGACAGGGCCCCGGCGATGGCGGACGCCACCCCGGCGAACCACCCGCCGATAGCTTGAATTTTCCCCCACACCCATGATGCCGCGTTGGCCACGGGCCCCACGATGAACCCATAGACCGCACCCCACACGGCAGCGATGAACCCCACGGCGGAGCCGATGAACGCTTTGATCTGTCCGAAAAACATAATTATCAGGGCCGCGGCAATTCCGATTGGGCCGAACAGGATGGGGAGCAACAGGGGCCAATAGGCCACGATGAAATCCCACACCCAGTGCACGGCCACCAGGATTCCGTGCCAGATCGTGTCCCAGTATTTGGCCAGGATGATGATGACCACCACAATGCCCACGATGGCGGCGGCGATCCCGAGCAACAGCAACACCGGCGGGTTGGCCATGAACAGGCCCACGGCGAAATTCAGGAACAGGAACCCGGCGGCGATGGCGATAACCCCTATCGCGATCGGCACCAGCACTTTGGCATTACTGGCGAAGAATGCCATCAGCGGTTGTAATACGGGCATAACCGCTTCGATGGCGGGGACCAGCCCCGAGCCCACCTGAACCTTTAGCGCTTTGATCTGGTTCTGATAAATCTGCATTTTCCCGGCGGAGGTTTGGCCCATCTCGGTGGACAGCCCGCCCACTTTGTCCGTCAGCCCCGCCACCACTTCCTGGTAGTTCCCGGCCAGCGTTTTGGTGTCTTTGAAATCGAGCCCCACACCCTTTAGCGCTCGGCCCTGGCCCAACATGGCCTTACCAATGTCACCGGCCGCGGTCGGTAGATCCTTCCCCGTCTTCGTCGCGTAGTCCTGGACCAGCGGGAGCAATGTCTTTAGCTGGTCCCCCGTCAGTCCGTATGACGCCAGCGTGGCTAGGGCCGCTTTGGATTGCCCCGCGCTGAACACGGTCACCGCGGACAGCTGTTTGGCATAGGCGGCCAGTGACGCGGTGACCGCGTCGGACGCGCCCGGGATGCGCGACAGGGCATCCTTGAATTTCAGCGTGGTGGCTTCGGCCGATTCGTAAGCCTCGACGGACTGTTTCCCGAAATCGAACACTTTGCTGGCCAGGTTTTGCACCACCCCGGCCGCCAGCACCCCGGTGAACGTGGACTTGAAACGGGAGCCGAACGATTCGGTGGTCTTCGCCGTCTGTTCTATGTTCGATTGCGCCTGGGACGAATCGCTGGTGATCTTGACGTGGATTTCCGAATCGGACCTAGCCATGGCGGGCCCGCTTCATTTCCTCCGCCTGTTCGTTCAGCAGCTCCACCGCGGTGAACAGCGCTCGCGTGTCGTCTAGCCACACGTCGGCCGGTACCCCGGACTGGAGCGCGACCGACACCGCTACCCGGCCGATACTTCCAGCTGGGTAGGGTCCAGGTCGCGCCCGCCGGTTTCGTCTTCCACTTCGTCCGCTTCCACCAGCGCGTCCAGGAACGTCACGAAATCCCGGGGCACCGGCGCTTCGGTGCGGAGTAGCGCGTTGTGCACAATTCGATTCTGGAGCCCCATGGAAAACTCCGGGCTCCCCTTCCGGTCCAGCGGGATCACCACGTCGGCCTGGTCCCGGGCATTCGTGGTCACGTAGATGGGGCCGTCTACCCCGTCCACCACCACCCGCCAGCGCGTACGAAAACTAGGCATTCATGCCCCCTTCACTTCGGCACACGCGTGGTCCACCGCTTTTTGGTAGACGGCCAGCCATTGCGCTTCCGTGGCGTCCGCCGCTTCGTCCACGAACGGCTGGGCCGCGATGTTGTGGCCAGGCCAGCCGTAGTGGATCGGGCCGAAATACGGTTCGTAGTTCGTGAACCCGGCGCTGTCTTTCGTGAACCCCGGACGGGTGGCGCTGGCCAGCCGGCCGGTGACGTGGGGCGCCAGCGGGCGGGACGCGCCCACGAAGATGGCGGCGGCCGCTTTGTGCGCGTCGGACATATCACCCAGGTCATGGGCCGCCGTTTTCATCGTGGACGCCACGCGGTCCGCCCCTGTCACCGTGACGGCGACGCGGTCGGCCACTAGGCCGCGACGGTCTCGCGCTCGGCGCCGGCGGTGGCGCCACCAGTCGGCGGGGTGCGGGCGGGCCGTCCGCTGATGTCGAATTCCCACGTGGTGGTGATACGCGTGTTCACGTCCCCACCTTCTTCCAGGGCCCGGATCACACACGTACCGGCCCAGCCCAAACCGCTGTCGTTCGGCTCCCAGGTAAACGGAACCTCCACCAGCGTGTTGGTGTAGCAAAACGCGAGAAACCCTTCGGGGTCGTCAAAATCCTGTATGGATGTCCCGTTAATGGTCCACTTGTCCTTTTTCCCGGCGGGCAACGTGTCCCCACACAGTGTCTCCACCGCCGAGCCGTCATCTTCGTAGGTGGGGGTGATCTTGACGCTGGACGCTTGGCAAGCGAATTGCACACCCGTCCCCACGGTGCCACCACCTTCGCCATTGAAAGTGAGCGTTCCGTTCCGTACGCGTGACTCAGTAATTGGCATCAGTCGCAAACCTCCGTGAAATTGACAATGAATGCGGGCAACATTTGGGACCCGTGCGGGTAGGCGATCCGGCGGGCCGTTTCGGGGTTCAGCGCCCCGGCGATGTCGTCTAGCAATTGGTTCAGGATTCCGAAGGATGCGCCGGCCCCCGAGCCGGTGGGGGCGGGGCCCACCGCGTACAGCGCCCATTCCGCGCTGTAGCCGCATCCCAGATTCCACACGCGCCCGG